TGCCGTTACTGCTGACCGTACTCTGACTCAGAAAGAGTCTGGTTCGTTGGTAGTATTTGACATTGCCTCGGGTGCAACTGTGACCTTGCCGGTTCCAGTGGCGGGTATGGAGTTTGACTTCGCAGTAACAACTACTGTTACTTCAAACAACGCGAAAATCATTACTGACGCTGCCACCACGTTCATGCTGGGTGAAGTGTTGATGTATACAACTGCGACTGCATCGCCTGCTGGCTTTGCATTCAACGGTTCGACACATCGCGCTTGTACGATGAACGGTACTACTACTGGTGCGGTTATCGGTACAGTAATCAAGTTGCAAGCTCTGCCTACAACCTCCGCCACTTCCACTGCTTCAACTCAGTGGTTTATTACTGGCGCAATTGTTGGCTCTGGTGTTATCGCAACTCCTGCTGCCACTTCGTAAGACGGATGCCCCTCAGTAATGGGGGGCATTTTTTATGCTGGTACGGTTAAAGCACGAAAAACACGGGTTTCATATTGTCTACACTCCGACTGAACTGAAGTATTGTTTGGAAAGGGGATGGACTGAAGATGTCCCAGAAGTGCCAAAAGATCGTAATGTGATCAGTCTTAAAAAGGGCGGCAAATGTCAATCGGCACCTATTCCGAACTCCAGACAGCCGTAGCAACTTGGCTGCACAGTGCGTCTTATACCTCACTGATTCCAGACTGGATTCAGGCGGGTGAGAATCGGCTGAATGATTTACTCTCACTTACTCCGATGCAGGCGTTTACCACGCTGACTGCCTCGACGTCTTCACGCTTTCTGGCTCTGCCTGATAGATTTAACGGGCCTATCTCTTTGTACCTGATTGTTTCTAACGTCAGGACTAAATTGACTGCCCTTGGCCCTGAAAACATGGCGGCAAGAGTGAATATCATTTCCTCTACTCAGCCAAGGTTCTACAGCATCGGGGATCAGATTGAGTTTGATAGTACGCCAGATCAAGCGTATTCGCTGACGTTCAACTATTACAAAAAACTCGCCCTTGCTACTGATTTAACCAACTTCCTTCTGACTTCCAACTATAAGGCATATTTGTATGCGGCTTTGGTTGAGGCTTATACCTACAAGGAAGATGATGCGAAGGTTGCTAGGTATGAAGCGTTACTACAAGGTGAAGTTGATAGATTGTCTGAAGCGGATACCGCTAATCGGGCAGTGAATAATTTACGGACTGATATTGCATTGTCCGGGCGTCCACGCTCAACCATTTTTGCAGGGTAATTATGGGACTTGAAACAGGCACCTACGTTGGGGATTTGGTTATCACTAACCCGACTTCCTCTGACCCTAAAAGTCAGGGCGATGATCATTTGAGATTGATTAAATCCGTCCTTCGTGAATCCTTTGCTGGATTTACAGGCGCGGTTATTGTTACGGGTACGGACGGTGGCGCGGCAGATGCTTATACGCTGACTCCTGCGACAGCACTTGCGGCTTATGTTACTCGCATGTTGGCTATTTTCATTCCGACTGCGACGAACGCTACGACTACGCCGACCTTGAATATTTCAGGCTTAGGCGCGAAGACGATCACCACACAAGCCGGTACAGCATTGGCTGCAAGTGACCTTTCCGGCATCACGATTGTCGAATATGACGGCACTAATTTCCGCCTTATGTCCACCCCAAAGAATTATATTGACCAACTGGCCTTTGGTACTGCGCTCCCGAATCAATCAGGGAATGCTGACAAGCTAATCGGGACTAACGGAACCGCTGCAAGTTGGGTGGCGATTCTCAAGGATTCGGTAATTAACTTTGTTAACAGTTCCGATATAACAAAGAAACTTGCCTTTGCTCTTTCTGGCATCACAACTGCGACCACGCGCACTGTGACGATCCCCGATAAGTCGGGGACGATGGCGATGACGAGCGACTTGGCGAAGGTCTTGCTTGCGACTCTCACCCCTACGGCATCCGCCAACGTGGACGCGCTCTCTACCTTCACCAGCTCTTATGACAAGTATGAGATAGAAATAGAGGGTGTGGCCCCATCGTCCTATGCTGGAGCCCCGCTGTTATATGCAAGATTGGCTGTGGCTGGGTCAGCAGATACGGGCAGCAATTATGTAGCGGTTACCACTGTGGGCACTTCAAATACAACAGCCGCTTTTGCCAATGCCGCCGATACTGCCGGACAGAACGTAGGCACATTGAATACCACTGTAATCATACTAAATGCCAATGATGCAACGAACCCCAAATCTATATTAGTCACCGGAACGCTTGAGGTTAATGCAGGGTTCTATCGGTTAATAGATAACGGCACTGTTTACAAAGCTGCAAACGCTGTTTCCGGTATCCGGTTTTATTGGAGCACCGGGACTAATTTTGTCGCACAAGGGAAAATTAGAATATGGGGAGTGTCTAACACATGACCTACAGAATTTGTTATTGGGATGCGGTGAGCAAATCACAAAAGGAGCGTGATTCTACTCCCGCAGAAGATGCGCAGATGGCTGCTGATATTTTGGCTAATTCGGCTTTATCTTCTATCCCCCTAAAGAAAAGCGATGTTGAAATTCTGAAAGACGCGCTCTTGTTTAAAGGCGTGCTGACTACTCAGGACTTGGTGCCCAAATAAAATGGCTATGGTATCTGTCAAGCAAACCGGCGGAATAGGGGTTAACAAAGACCTCTCCGCGCATGAGTTGCCTATTAATTGCTGGACAGATGCACAGAACGTCCGCTTTCTTGACGGCATGGCCCAACAGTTCTATGGCCATAGTCCTGTTTACGGAACTCCAAGTGCTACGCCTCAATATTTGCTCCCTTGTAACATTTCCGGTGCGAGATACTGGATTTACGCGACTGCCGCTAAAACCTACTGCGTGACGATTACCGCTGGGGCGGCGGTGGAAACTGATATTACTCACGCTACTCCTCGGACTGGAGTAGTGAATCAGTGGACAGGTACGCTATTGTCAGGCATCCCGATTTTGAACGTAGGTGACACGTCAAAATACCCCATGTCGTGGGATTTGAACACGGCGAATAAGTTTGTCGATCTGGCTAATTGGCCAGCGAATACTTACTGCAAGTCACTTCGAGCTTACAAGAATTACCTTGTCGCGCTGAACATCACCAAGTCCACGACTAACTATCCCTTCATGGTGAAGTGGTCAACGCCTGCTGATCCCGGCGCGGTTCCGGGTTCATGGGATCAAACCGATGCAACGAAAGACGCGGGAGAAGTTGATCTTGCCGAAGATCCGTCTCCGATTGTTGATGGCTTACAACTGCGCGACTCTTTCATGATTTACACCGAATCCGGTTGCTGGAGAATGGACTTCACTGGCGGCCCTTATGTTTTCCGCTTCTCGAAAGTCATGGGCATTGCGGGGGCGATGAATCGGAATTGTATTGTCGAGTGTGGTGGATTCCACGTTGTCCTTACGGGAAATGACGTAGTAGCAAACGATGGTCAGGCACCTGTGAGTATTCTTGACAAAGAGACTCGCCGGTATTTATTCCAGATTCTCGATACGAGCTACTCGAATCTCTGCTTTGTTTTCAAGAATCCATTTTTTAACGAAGTATTTATTTGTTATCCCTCGATAGGCTCGACTGTTTGTGATTCCGCGATGGTCTGGAATTACGTTGATAAGACTGTCAGCTTCAGAAGTATGCCAAGCGTGAACCATGCGGCGTATGGGCCTGTTGATAACACCTTAAACAGTACATGGGCCTCTGACCCCGATCCGTGGGCCTCTGACCTGACTCTATGGGGTAGTCCTGATTACATCCCTAACACTGCTAGGGTGATCATGGGGACTTCGACTACCAAACTGTACATGCTGGATGCGGCGGCTTCTTTTGATGGCTCTCTGCCAACCTCTTACATTGAACGGCGAGGGCTGTCACTCGACCTCCCCGGCAGAATGAAAATAGTTCGGGGAATTCGTGCGCGAGTCACGGGTAATGTAGGTGATACAATTACGGTGAAAGTTGGTTCAAGTGATGACCCTTACACTGATCCTGTTTATGGTACGGCGATGACTCATACTATTGGGACAACAATCAGCGATGATTGCATGGTGCATGGTCGGTATATCGCGGTCAGGTTTGAAGGCTTAACGGCTTATCAATGGCGCTTGGACTCTTTCGACCTTGATGTTGTTGATGCGGGGGAATGGTGAGAACTCCTAACATTGGGACAATGCCATACCAGCCGGGGCCGGTTCCTAGTGATACTGCTCAGATTCCTCAGTATTTGGAAAGTGAATTCCTGAAGATTGCGGCGGCAATTCAGCAACTACAGTTAGGCCATGTGGATACTACCTACGTTGCTCCTGTAAAACCGCGTGAAGGTGACTGGAGACTTTGCGATGGGACTAACTGGAATCCTTTGGGAACAGGTCAAAAATTCGTCGGATATCGCGGCGGCGCATGGGTACTTTTAGGGTGATGATATGAGTTTATTGGGAACGCTTGGGACTTTGGCTGGTGGCTTTTTTGGTGGCCCTACTGGAGCGATGATTGGCGGTGCTTTGGCTGGCGGCCTTGGGGGTAGTAAGCAGGGCGGCACTACTACCACTTCCACAGAAGTCCCTGCGTGGATGCGCCAATACCTTGACGGGCCAAATGGTATCTATTCAGCAGGCCAAAACCAGTTTAATCAAGGGCAGTGGTCGCCTGAAATGGGGAATATCAACGACCTCAGAAAAGGCAGCATCACTTCAAGAATGCCCGGCCAGAATCAGCAATTCACTGATACGGCAAATAACTTCATGGGCGGGGCTTATGACTTTAACACAGCACCTTTGTGGACACCCGGAGCTGACTTCTACAAGAAAAACATGGCGGGAAATGTAAGTTCTCAGTCTGTTGACCCTACGCAAGCCTTTAGTTCTTTTGGTGCGGCGAATCCAACCAGTGCGCTTTCCCGCTCTTTGAGTGGACAGATTGACACCTCTACTCTTGATCCGGTTGTTAATAACGCAATGCGGAGAATGGGCGAGAAT